CTTCAATTTCTTCGCCAAGACGCTGAACAGCAAGCTCTAAATCTTCTTCTGACATATCGTATGCCCACCGAGCGCGACAGCCATGTAGGCTCTTGTGCATGTCGCTGAACAATTCTGCCAAAGATTCTTGTCTGGTTTGTGTGTACATTTTTGTATGCTCCAAAAGAAAAGGCCGCTTACGCGACCTCAATCAGTTTACAATTTTTTTTAGGGGCAGTTTGTGAACGAGCTTTTTTCATTTTTAGCTCTTGAACTAACCAACAATTTCCGTTTTCGCCAACAATCACCGCTTCTATAACTCTGCGCTCAGAACCACGAATTTTTCTAAGACTTGCTGTTACGATGTCTCCAATTCCGATAAATTCTTTAGCCATTTTGAATGCTCCATTAGTAAGTTCACTTACCAATTTAATGGTTTGCCACAAAATGTAAACACTTTTACGAGATTTTTTTTAATTTTTTTCTAAAAATTTTCTTTATTTTTTTGAGTTGGTCGATTGTGTAGTTTTTGACGCTGTTATCGGACTCGACTTTGTCCAAGAACTGTTGTCCATATCTCCAGACGATACCAATACGCATGTTAGCTACGTTGCCTGAGAGATAACGATTACATTTTTTGCATTGACCAAAACAGTTATCAAGGCGAAATCTAAGATGTGGTGATGAGCCTACCGAACGGTAATGCCCTGCGTCATACCCTCCACCAACAGAATCGTCATACAGAATGGTTGGACAACTAATACAAGATTTACCTTTGTCTCTAGCTCGTACATATGCATTAAAAGCCTGTTGAGCTTCTTTAGTATAGTCACCCTTGGTCTTGAGTTTCTCTTTTCGTTTGCGTAGATCGCTCTGTACTGCCCTGTGTCGGTCTTTTTGCCCATGGGGCGACTTAGCATACTGCAATAGACATTCTGACGAACAGAAGGCTTTGAGCTGACTCTGGTAAATAGAATCAGCCGCCACCTTCTTTTTGCAACTACTGCAACGTCGTGTTTTCTGGTTCATGAAAATCGTTAAGTTCTGGATCAACCGCATCTATAACTTGGTCAGTTACATTCCTGTTTACTTCGCATAGCAGTTGTAGTTCTCGAAATACAGGATCAGCATCTGATGAGCTTTCCCATATACAATCATGCATTGCGTATAAACCGTCTTTATCTTCATAAATTCGATATTGAAAAACGCCAACGCATTTGTCATCTTCATTTTCATTGTATTCTTCAAGTTCAGTAAACTTAAGAAAATACATAGGGTAATCTTGTTTCATAGGTTCTGCTCCATTGCATATTTCATATATTCGCTATCCTCTGGTTTCACTAGAAGTAAGCCAAGCGTGTCAGCGCAGTAAGCATCAATTGCTTCCATGTAATGCCGCATCTGCCCTTTGCTCACTTTTCTTGTCGAAATTATTTGTGCAGGAATCGTTACCGAGCCGACACTAATTTCTTCTGTCCAACCAAGAAAGTCATGCTTCATCCTTAGATGAATTTCTTCTTCAGTGAAATCCGTATTATTGTGACTATTGATGTGCTCTTTAATTTGGCGTATCCATCGCCAATACAAAGCATTTTGACTTAGGCTACGATGCTCTGACTCTATCGTAACTTTCAGCCAGTTATGTTCTACAAGATCATTCACCATTTCTGTGCAGAGCTCATCGAGCTTTACACCAGAATCAATGATGTATTGTTTTTTAGCCATAATAAGGCCATGGTTTACGCAAATAATTTATAAACTTAAACGCCGGGCTACTGTCAGTCTTGTATTCTCTTACAGTCGTTTCAACTGCTTTTGTTGAACGGCCTATTTGTTTGGCGATCACGTTATAGCTCATTCCTTCAATGTGCAGAGCTAGTATCTTGCGTTTTTCTTTTTCCGTTAAGGGTATTTGTGCCACTTTCTTTCTCCATTTCTTTTACAATTTTCAAAGCTTGGTTGAGGTAATCTTTGGTTTCTTTCATGTCGTTCATAGACATCTTAATTTCAGCCATGCGCATTGCGCGTCGAGCTTGGTCTTTTTTGTGAAACTGTTCGGCTTTCATTTGATCTCCTTAATGAAGTTACGTCTTAGATGCTGAATCGTTGACTTCGTAATGCTGTACTTGTTAGCAAGAACTCTGTCAGTGTATTTACTCCATTCAAGTTTTAATTTATTACCTTTTTTTAGTTCAGTGACCAGATTTTTTGTTTTGTTCGCGCATAACTTATGCGTTACCTTTTCAGGGCTAAGTTTTTTGCAAAACTCACAATCGCACTGGAATTTTTTGGAATCACTTTCTTTCATGATGCTATAATCACCCTTGCCTCAATAGCTCCATTTTGAGGTAGCCCCTTCGGGGGCTTTTTTCAAAACGGTATTTCATCGTTGATGTTTGGATCAGGCATTGGAGTTTTGGGTTGAACAGGTTGAATATTCTGTCTGATCTGATCGGTGTGGTGATTGGCTTCAGCTTCACGCTTGGCTTTCAACTCTGCTTTTTTAGCGATATATTTAGCGTGCTCCTCACTGGTCATCGGCCGAGTCTTGAAGCTCAACGCCCCATCTTGTCCCAGCCAAGCACTGAATTTAAGCGGCTCACCCATCGCTTCTAAATTTCCAGTGAAGTCAGGTGACTTCGGGTTTTTCTTTTCCAGCTGACGCCATGCTTTGCCCCAGCCATTGTCCTTTGGATATTCTTTTTTTTCAAATTCGCTCATCTTAACACCTCAATTTTTCGCGATTCTTCTTCAATAATTTTGCAAGCCTTGATGACTTCAGCTTCTAACAACTTGATGTATTCCTTGTCAGGTTCGACCCGAATCAGGAATGGCGGCAGTGAAGGGTGATAGCTTAAGAAGTCCAGCCACTTGCGGCCAGTTATCCACAACTGACCTTGGCACTGAGCCTTGTAGCCAGACGGCAATACACCTGCGCGCAAATACTTGACATGAGTTGCCGGGGCGGGGCATTTAATTTCTAACAGACCGTCAGCGTTAACAAGCCCGTCAGGACTAACGCCGCACTCATATTCATCATGCTTAATGAAACCAACCTCTTGAACAGTTACGCCGCGCTCGAACTCATAGAATGACCGGGCATCAGGTTCAAGTTGCTTGCCCCTTTCCATCCATTCGTTGCTAAATGTCTCTGGCGGCTCGCCTATGACCTTTTCAGCAATGAGATGATTGATATATATATCAGCACTGGTTGATGGCTTGCCATCTGTTTTGACAAGCTTTGAGAAACCAGAGCCAGAAGGACATCCCAATCTGGCTTGAAACCATTCTTTAGTTCCCTGATCGTGTTTTAGGAGTCTCATTACTTGACTCCTTCTTGCTGAATATTTTTTCGTAGTTGGTCGAGAACTTCTGCTGATCGGTCTTCCGATACCTGTCCCCTTTCCCCACTAGACTCTGCCGCTTCGTCATGTTTGCCATTAGCTTGTTGTTCCTTTTTACGTTTTAAAGTTGCCATTGCATTGTCGTATCTAGACTTCATGATGTTTTCTGGGATATCACACTGAAACGCTTTGCAGAAAGCCGGAATATCAGCCTTAGTTTCATCCAGAAGTTTCTTCATTGCGTGAAACTCAGTCACGGTAATATGTGTGTCCGCGACATGGCGATTCATAGCCATCTCAGCATCGTCATCAACTGATGGGATACCAGCAATAGATTGCAAGGCATAACGTCTGGCATAAGTAATCGCTGAACCTGCTGACTGCGGATCGTACTTTGGCAAAGGAAGAACAAACTCATGCTCTATCCATTCACCTGATTCATGCATCAATCGAGTTTGCACACCAACACCTTGTTCTGTCGATATTGGAAACTGTGCATATCCAATTTTATTGTTAGCCCATGCTTCCTTAATAGCCTTAATGACCGATGTTAGATCGGCATAGTTTGACTTGAAAAATGGGTTTGCCGAGTCTTTGACTGCACCTGTCATTTCAGACTGTGCTTTAATAAGTGCCGTCTGTATTTTGACGACTGATTCACTTGTTTTCATAGCATTGCTCCATTGTTAATGCACTTACATTTTAATTCTTAAAGATTAAACTTGTAAAGCATTTAATGCTATAAAATAAAAAAAAGCCCGCTAGGGGGTAACGGGCAAAAAGGGTTTAGTTTGAGGGAACCCAGTTAAATAATAGCAACATTCCTCATACGGGTAACTAACCTGTCGGCTCGATTTGTCACCTGACGATACCATTTGCTGTCAATCATTTGATCAGCCGCACCTTCCCAATCACGGTCATCGATACAAGCTTTCATCATTTTGAATTGGCTCAATCTCGGCCGCCCCATATTGAACATCATGTTCGCCAGAATTAGCTGAACTTCTTCTGGTAAATTGAACCAGTTTTCATAAAGTTTTTTGCACTCATCGATGGTGACCTGAACGTCTTTCTCAAATACCTGAATGACACGCTCCTCAGAGACAACAGTACCGACTTCTTGCTCGTGTTCTGGGTCATGTTCTGTAACAAGATGACCAATCCCGAACGTAGGCAGTCCAAGGTGATCGAGATAGATTTCGTATTTACAGCCTTCGTCGTATTCAAGTTCCATACGAAGTTGATCTAAATTCATCATTACTTGCCCTTCTTCATTGCCATAAGTTTGTCTGCGCCCTTAACGCCAAATGATGCGCTGACCGCGATAAATAAAAGATACTGATACCATTCCGGCAATGAATTAAGTGCGCTGAACGCCTCATCCATGCGAGTAATAATTGCTTGATCGTCCATTGCCACAGAATATGCCACAGCGATCAGAGGCGCACTAAGGATCAAACTAAACCATTCATCTTTCCAAGATGACTTTGTAGCGTCAGCCATCTTCGCTTCCCATTGCGAATCGTTGTTGATCTGATCGATCTTTCGCTGTTGTATCGCCTTCTTTTCTTCGGCCTTTCCTTTAATAAAATCTTTGCCTAGCTCAAGAGCTGGACCGAGTAGCATCTGCAACATTTCGCTTCTCCTTTGGCTTTCTGCCGCATTTATCGCACCTAGCGGTAGGGCGAAATAATAACTTTGATCCGCAGTCTGTGTGGTACATCCCTTCTCTAAAGACGTACTCGCAGACTTTCATCAGTCATCCTTTGGCGGAATATTTATAATCGCCCAGATAGCCAAAACCGCTAAAATCACTGCGGCTACAAATTCCATTAGCTAGCCTTCTTCGATGCGATTGCTGTACTGCCAAAGAAAGCAGAAACAAGCACTGCGATTGATGCAAAATATGTTGGTGCAATGTCAGCGATTAGTCCTGCCGCCGTAGCAAGTCCAAACAAATCACATAGAAAAATACCAAAGGGATACAGCAGTAGGCCAAATAACGCGAACCACGCCATTTTGCGGATTGAATCTCTTTGAGCGTCCTCATCTTCCATCTTACGGCGGCGATCCTCAAGCTCAATAAGAGCAAGCTCATTCGGATCGAGAACCCCGTTGCCATTCGTGTCATACTTTTCTAGTTCCGTCATAATCAATACTCATCAAGAATTATGTCAAAAGCGGCTGTTACCCGCGCATTGTTAGATCGAACGGTAGCTCTAACATCAATGTCCGACTTTGCAGGTATTTTAAGAGGTACGCCAAACTCATAAGAATATTGACCTCCTGCTCCTGATACCTCAAAACTATGCCCTATCCGGAATGCATTTTCGCCAAAATACCTAATGAACATATTACCAGTAGCGTCTGCACCACTTTGGCAGGTTGTTGTTCCTTTCAAAATGTAAGCATCTTTTCCTGCTGGGACCGTGTAAACAGCCATCAAGGTTTGTGATTTGCCTGCTTTAATCGCGGCGACTGTTACCCCGCTTTTTTGAACCAGAATGTCCCCAACATTTGTTTGAGAACCGTCATGCACAAATGCTCTGTAAATTCTTTTAAACGAATTGGTGCTGTTTGTGGACACAGAACTGCTGACAGTGATCGTTTCTTGTATTTCAAGGTAGTCTGCGTCTAGTCCT